CGGCCTCACCATCACGATCATTCCCGACACGACCAGCGCATCTGCTCATCAGGGTACTTTCCTCGCCGTCAACAACCTCGGAGCAAAGCATATGGTGCTTCCTGTTGATGACAATAACACCACCTATGTGATGCCTACCGAGCCCGGCTTCTTTTCTGCGGGGAGTCCTGTCACCGTTCAGTATGACGCATCGGTTTCCAAGTGGAAAGTTGTAGGCCGCCAGAAGGTGTATGCGAGCAACGTGAATGGGCTTGCTACTGTCGCAACCAGCGGCAGCTATAACGACCTGAAGGACAAGCCCACGATCCCGGAAGGCGTTACCGTAGACTCCGCGCTTTCATCCTCCAGCGCCAATCCTGTGCAGAATAAGGTGGTCAATTCCGCGCTCAGCGCAAAAGCGCCGACGAGCCATGCAAGCTCCTCGACGACCTACGGCGCGGGCACAAGCAGCAACTACGGTCACGTCAAGCTGTCCGACTCCACAAGCAGCACAAGCGGAGTAAGCGGCGGCGTGGCGGCCACCCCGGCGGCGGTCAAGGCTGCCTATGATCTGGCAAACGGAAAGGCAGCAGCATCCCACACGCACAACGCGTCCGAAGTTTCCGCAGGCACCCTTGCAGGCCGCGTGCAGGGCAATGCAACCGCCATGGCGACGCTTTCCAACGCACAGGTCAGGAGCATCTCTGCCGGCACGTCTGATCTCACGGCAGGTACAAGCACTCTGGCAACGGGAACGCTGTACTTTGTCTATGAGTAAGGAGGTGAGCTGATATGGCACAAGGTGCTTATATCGGCGTAGGCGGCAAGGCGCGGAAGATCACCGGCGGCTACATTGGCGTGAACAGCAAGGCCCGGAAGATCATCAAGGCGTACATCGGAGTGGGCGGTGTTGCAAGGCCGTGTTGGAGCAGCGAAGAAATATCGTATTACGGCGCGATTACCTCTTTGAGCGTTGGCCGCAGTTTGCATGCCGCAACAACGGTAGGAAACTACGCTCTTATCGGCGGCGGCATGGATTCCTCCGGCAATTACGCAGCGAAGGTAGACGCATACAACAACACCCTGACCCGGTCTGAGCCTTACTCGCTTTCTTATGCACGAACCTATCTTGCTGCAGCCACGGTTGGCGATTATGCTCTTTTTGCTGGCGGCAAACTTAACAATTCGGACACTTCATCTGCGACGGTAGACGCATACGATACATCGCTTACCCAAGCCATGTTGACTTCGCTGCATGCTGCGCGAAATAAACTTGCCGCAACCAAGGTAGGAAACTACGCGCTTTTCGCTGGCGGCGTGGATGGCAGCACTTATAAAACGGCGGTAGACGCATACAACTCATCCCTTACCCGTTCCACGCCAACCGCGTTGAGCGTTGCGCGTTCCGAACTTGTCGCAACGAGGGTGAGCAACTATGCGCTTTTCGCTGGCGGTTATAATGGTTCGCGACTTTCCGCTGTAGACGCATACAACGCATCCCTGACGCGCTCTACGCCAACCGCGTTGAGCGTTGCGCGAAATGGCCTTGCCGCAACCAATGTGAGTGGCTATGCGCTGTTCGGCGGTGGTTACAACAGCACAAGCGGACGTACAGCCGCCGTGGATGCTTACAACGCGTCCCTTACTCGCTATACGCCAACCGAGTTGAGCTGGCCGCGAAATAAACTTGCCGCAACCACGGCGGGCAATTATGCTCTTTTCGCCGGCGGCTTGCATTCAAGCGGCGATTCTACGGTAGACGCATACAACGCATCCCTGACGCGCTCTACGCCAACTGAATTGAGTGTTGCGCGTTGCGACATTGCCGCGGCTACGGTAGGAAACTACGCGCTTTTCGCTGGCGGCAGTACAAATGGCGGTGCTGGTGGTGGTGTGAATACCGTTGACGCATATGTCTACAGAGAATAATTCGAGGGAGGAAATCAACATGAACAAGTACGCAATCTGGAACAAGCAAGACCCCATCCTGACCCCCATTGGCGAGGTGCTGACCGCCAAGCAGTGGATCGAGCGCTACCCCATCGCTGGTGTTGATAGCATCACCGTGGTCTGCGGCGGCGGTGAGATCAACGGCGCTTTCTTCGGCACGCTCGGTCAGATGGTGGATCTGTACACCAAGATGGGCTGCGATTTCTCCACGTGCGAAACCGCTGAGGACAAGCTGGCGGTTATTGAGGCATTCGAGGACGAACGCGAGGCGGCGGCGGCTGCTGCTGCCCAGGCGGCGGCTGAGGCGGAAGCCATCAACGCGGAGCGCACCGCGGCGGCCCTTGAAGCCATTGCCTCCGGTCAGTCTACCGAAAACATGGCGGCGATGAATGCGCTGCTGAATGGGGAGGAATAAGACATGACGAACAAAGTTCAGCAGGCTCTTGAGCTGCGCAAGGCGCTGCAGCTTTTCCTCGCGTCCATGGACGTTGACACCCAGGCGGCGGACATGATGGCGGTGGCCACCGTGTTCCCCAAGTACAAGATCGGCAAGGCCTACAAGGTCAAGGAAGTGTTCTCCTATGGCGAGAATGCCGTTGGCGATCCTCAGCTCTACCAGGTTCTTCAGGCGCATACCTCGACGGCTGAGTGGGTGCCGGATGCTTCCCCCAGCCTGTACAAGAAGATCGGCGTGACTGAAGACGGTCATGCCGAATGGGTGCAGCCCCTTGGTGCATCCGACGCTTACAACACCGGCGACGTGGTGAGCTTCAACGGCACGCTGTATCGCTCCCTGATCGACGGCAACACCTGGGCTCCCGATGCTTACCCGGCGGGCTGGGAAGCTGTGGAAGCATAACAACATAGGCAGGAGGGAACAAAATGCCTTATGAAAGACTGAACCTGAAAAACGGTCAGGTATTCTCCGCGGAGCACCTTGTGCACATGGAGAAGGGTATTGAGGCCGCGAACGAAAGCGCTGCTGCTGCTGTCAACCTCACGGCTGCGGCGGCCACCAGCGCGTCTGCGGCCCTGAGCCAGGCGGCGGCTGCGGCTACCAGTGCAGCTGATGCCGCAAAGAGTGCGGCCAACGCGGACGAAAAAGCCTCCATCCTTGGTGGCGATAAAGCCGCCCACCAGCAGCTTGTCACCGACAAGGATGGCAATACGGCGTGGGTGGAACGGCTGGCATGGAAGGAAGTCACCACCGAGAAGGGCTACGCCTACATCTATCAGGATGCAGAGATGGTGGCTATGGACGGGCGGTATCAGCTTCCCGCCCCGCCTGTATCCTCCCCTGTGGCTGGTGAAACCTACACGATCATCATCGGCGGCAATGAGTACACAAGCAAGTGCGTGGATATTTCCGCTTTTGCGGTTGGGCAGGAAGCCTATGTATTCGGCAACACGGCAATGACTGACGATGATTTTCCTCTCGAAAACCCTGCCCCGGATGCAACGTACCTTATCCTGCTTGTGCCGGGTGGTTCTGACGGCTTCTATGGCACGGCTGTGTTCGCTGACCCTGTGGATTCCCCCGTCCTGACGATCAGGAGCGCGGCGGAAGTCGAAACCACGACCACCGACATCAAGAAGGTGGACAGGGAACTGCTTGACGTTCCTACCCCTGACATGGATGCGCTGGAGGGCGAGGAAGGGCACATCGCGAATCGGCCTTGCTGGGCGTATGAAATCCCGGGAGGGTGGATTGTGTGGGACGGCGAAACCGAAGGCAAGGAAATCCTGTCTGTCACGGTGAACGGCACGACTCAGATACTGGGTTATAAGGTATGTCCTGTCCCGTTGAACAAGTATTCCTTCGACAAGGGCGGCGCATATTTCCCGATTTTTGTTCAGAACGATGCGGGAGAGTCGCAGTCAAGCTGGATTTTGTCAAAGATGGAAATGTTTCTCGCCCCCTGTCTGTACGGACTCTACGCAAGTGGTGACACAAGCGGTGCGCCGAAATACATCTCCTACGACAAGGAGAAAACCGGCAATTTCCTCGGAGAAATCGACGGTAGCGCCGGCATCTACATTGCTACAGATTGGGCCGCACAGTATCCGCACATCAAATTTGCGCTCGACGCTATTTACAAACCGCTTGACGCGGAAGTGCTTCCCCCGCCTGACAATTTGAACGGCGTGTACTACTACCGCTGGAGCCAGACGGCAAGGAGTTGGCAACCCGTCACCATCGACCAGCTAAAGGCTGACCTGGGCTTGACTGAAACCACGACTGCCACGACAGGTGAATAAAACCAACCGGGGGACGGCGATGTGCTGTCCCTCTCCGCTTCGGCGGTCAAATGAACATAAGGAGCATAACGACCGATGACCACATACCAATGGCTCTGCGTGCTGGGTATTCCGACGATCCTGCTCACGATAGGCGGGCTTGTCGTCGGCTTCTTCCGCAGCCAGCAGAATCAGATCAAGGCCGTGCGGCTGGGCATCCAGGCCCTTCTGCGTGCGCAGATGATCGCCGACTACAACAAATGGGCAGACCGGGGCTATGCTCCGATCTACGCCCGGCAGAATTTTGAAAACTGCTGGGCTCAATACCATGCACTGGGTGCCAACGGCGTGATGGATGACATCCACGTCAAATTCCTGGCACTCCCGACCGAACCACCTGAGAAAGGGGATTAACAACATGAAAGATCAGTTTGTGAAGTGGATCAAGGCTGCGGGTGTCCGCGCGATCAAGACCGTCGCCCAGACCGCTGTGGCGACCATCGGCACCTCTGCCGTGATGGGCGAGGTCAACTGGATCATGGTCGGCAGCGCTGCGCTGCTGTCCGGCATCCTGTCCCTGCTGACCAGCGTCGCGGGCCTGCCTGAGCTGGAAACCGGCAAAATCGAATAAAAGGGAGGCGGAGCAATCCGCCTCTTTTTTTATTACATCAATCAACGCGTAATCAACGCGTTAAGTGATACATCAATACATCAAAAACGCGTCAAGTTGAACATTTGAAGCATCAAAAGTTCGACTTGATGTAAAAAAACCGCGTTTTTTTGCACATAGTTGCCACGATGCGATGTGCAAAGAGGTAACTTTGTGCAAAAACTATGCGATTTTTCATAGTTTT